GCCTTTCCAGACCGTGATACAGCGCGTAAGAAAGAGAGCGTAGATATCGACCTTTCCGAGCAGGGCACCTGGCAAACTCACTCAGCCCCAAACGGGACCATCGAGTACCGGCCTGTAAGGTCGGGCAAGGTGAACGTCGTCGTTCGTGCAGGCGTGCTTTATAAGCCTGACTGGACGCTCAACAGACAACTCGGACTTCAGATCCATCGGATCCCGGTTGCCATGTATGAGGTTATTCCACTTTCGTTCGTGACCGACTGGTTTCACAATGGAATGGAGTATTACGACGCGTTAACTGCAGAGCTCCGGGCAGTGAAGATTCACGGAGCATGGGTCACCACTGAACTGGATTACCAGTACACGGTCTCGTATGAACTACGACCGGGTGACTCAGAAACGACCGTTACGCCCGGGGGGATAACCTTTGAGCGGTCCGGTAAGTGGAAAGAGCGCAAACTTGCGTCTCTGTCCGACGTTAAACTCATGCTTCGGCTTGAACTTAACGGCAAGAGGGTAGCCGACGGGCTAGCTCTCATCCATACCATGCTCGCGACGGCGAGAAAGAAGCATGGCTAACTGCCTGCACAATCGGAGAAAATTATGCCAAAAATTGGTAACCGTGAAGTTAATCTTCATACTGTGGATCGCGATGAAACGGTTTACGCCGGTTCCACAAACACAGTGTCGCATATCGACACTGTGGCACTTCGCCGCACCCTCCCAAGTCAAGCAAGCAAGCCGCTGCGTACTAACGTGCGCTTCGAGCGCGGCCTACCCGCTAGCGACCCAGGAGGTACCGAGAAATCGGTGACCGTATCTATCGCTGTTACTGTCCCACCGGGCGTAACTGCGGGCGATGCGAAGGCCTATGTGTCAGATTCTCTGGTACAAGCAGCCGCTCTCGCTGGAGAGTTGTCGATCTCGGGTGATATTCACCTCTGAAGGTCAACTTTCTCCCAAGTTCATTTCACAATTGTTGAAGGGAAAACCCTATGTCTAAGAAGCCAACAACCACGGGTAAGGCCCGTGCCAAGACGAAGTTTTCGATAAGGAAGCTTCGCGCGTCACAAATCGTGTGCGTTGTCTTGGAGGAACTCTCGCGTGAATACGCCGATGTGTGTAATTTCGCGGAGGCAGTCACACTCGCTCGAAGTGGTGATCTGTATCTCGCGTTATTGTCGGTGAAGGAGTCGGAAAGGAAGAATAGCCTTTTACGACTGGGCAGTGCTGAGACATCCGCCCGTGCAGTTTGGGTTTACGCCCAAGCTACATCCGTTTTGAAGAAATGTGTAGATCGTTCATACGACTCGTGGCCCGAAACTCGGGACCTATGGTTCGCTACTGAACGACGTTGCGAGCGTCTGAACAAGAAGTTCGACGCTCTAACGGCCCGCCGCGCAAGCGGCACACGCGATGTTCCATTCGCGAAAGAGCTCTACCGTTTCTATGAAGGTCTACACCACGTCCTGGGGGACACCCCGCCGACGGAGGAGATTTTGATGGCAGCTCATTATGGTCCGGGATCCTCAGTAGGAGTCCGTGGCCAAGATGTCAACTTCGTGAGAAAAGTTGAATCCAATGAGTGTGTATCAATGTGTGTAGATTTAGCTGCTAGGGCCCTCGTTTTTGATAAAGCGACCTGGGTCCACCTCGGATTAGATCCAACGTACTCGCACGTTGAGTCAGCCCAACAGGGTTTTATCCGGGTAGCACGCGAGCAGCTATCGGCGAACATCGTTAGCCACGATCGCCTCATGTTCATTTTCAAGAACATGACATCGCGTCGTTCCATCGGCGCCCAACCCACATGTTCTGGTATGGTCCAACTCGGAATCCATACCATCGGCGCGCAATTATTGCATGACCGTGCGAACATTGACCTGGCTGATCAGGGTTGGAATAGGCAATTGGCACGCGAGGGGTCCCGTGACTGGGACAAACCTAACCCTTGGTGCACTCTTGATAAGTCAAATGCTAGCAATCTTATTGCCAATGGGCTTGTCAAGAATCTCTTCCCCCCTCTCTGGGCTAAGCTCCTGCAAAGGACGCGAACACCCGGGTATGAGGCGCCTCCTGAATTAGGTGGCGGCCAGCACATGTATCACATGTACGCTGGTATGGGTAATGGCACAACGTTCTTTGTCGAAACGTTGATCTTCTGGGCCGCTACATATGCGACCCAAGATCTGCCAGTGGAAGAGTATGTGAAGAGAAAACCTTATGCGGTATACGGTGACGATGTCATCCTCCGTAAGGACCACGCTTTGCGCTATATGCGTTTTGCAAAGTTCCTTGGTTTTCAATTCAACCCGAG